GGCAAAGCAGTTACCTGTAAATACTGCGGAGGTGTAGTTATCATAACGTATAGAGAAACCAGAGACGACTCCCTTAACGGTTCAGACAGAGAAAGAGGAATCTAATTGAAGAATTGGACTAACCTCCACAATCATACAACCTACTCCATGCTAGACGGGCACGGGAAGGTAGAACAGTACTTTGCGAAAGCAAAGGACCTAGGTATGGTTGGACTAGCCACTACTGATCATGGCAATATACACTCATGGTTAGACTTCTACGACGCTGGAGTGGCAACAGGGGTTAAGCCAATACTTGGTTCTGAATTTTATCAGGCTAGAAAAACTAGATTTGATAGAGACGAAGAAGAAAGATCAGGCCCTGCAAAAAATGAATGGGAACAACGTGGCCCGTACCACATAACTATTCTGGCTAAGAACAACGAAGGTTATCATAATATTATCAAGATATCTTCTAAGTCATACCTAGAGGGATACTATGTTAAGCCAAGAATTGATCACGAATTAATTGCAGCACACTCTTCTGGCTTAATAGTTTTGTCCGGATGTCTTAACGGCGAAGTGGCTCAAGCCCTCTTGAGAGGTGACACCAAGTTTGCCCTAGAGTCAGCCGCAAAGATGCAAGACATTGTTGGGAAAGAAAATTACTTTATTGAAATTCAAAACCACGGTCTTGCTGAGCAGCTTAAAATAACTCAAGGCTTGATTGATATTGCACAACAGATAGGTGCAAAAGTAGTGCCAACTGGTGACTGCCACTATGTACACAAGGAAGATGCTAGAGCGCATGACATTATGTTATGTGTGTCTACTAACTCTAATATAAATACAGAAAATAGATTTTCTTTTAGTGGAGATAATTTCTATCTAAAATCTTATGACGAGATGGCACTAGTATTTCCTGAAGATTGGTTAAAGAATACTTTAGAAATATCTTCAATGGTTGATGTCAACTTAAAGTTTGGTGACCTCCACTTCCCGCACTTCCCATTGCCAGAGGGCACCAACACAGATGACCATTTAGATTTACTGGCCTGGGATGGACTTAAGAAAAAGTATGGAGATCCATTACCAGAAGAAGTGCTCCATAGAGCTCAGCATGAGCTTAGAGTGGTTAAGGAAATGGGATACCCAGAATACTTCTTGGTTGTTTCCGATTTAGTTCAATGGGCTAAGTCTAACAACATTAGAGTTGGGTGGGGCAGAGGCTCTGCTGCAGGAAGTATCTTGTCGTATGCATTGGGGATTACTAATCTTGACCCACTTAAATTCGGGTTGATGTTTGAAAGATTTCTAGTAGAAGGCAGAAAGTCAATGCCCGACATCGATCTTGACTTCGATGATAGACATAGAGACAAGGTAATTAACTACGCCAGAGAGAAATATGGTGATGATAAAGTAGCCCATATTTGTACATTTAATAAGACTGGGGCTAGACAATCTATACGTGACGCAGCTCGTGCCTTGGCCTACGATTTCATAGGTGGGGACAAGGTAGCCAAGCTGGTCCCTGCGCCTGTCCTGGGCGTTGCTAAGAGCCTCTCAGAGTGCATGGAGACACCTGAGTTCAGACAGATGTATGACTCAGATGACGATTCTAAATTGATCATAGATACAGCCTTTGGACTAGAAGGGCTCATAAGACAGACTGGTATGCACGCTGCAGGCGTTGTGATATCCAGAGAGCCTTTGACAGACTATCTTCCAATTATGAAAAAGGGAGTTGATAATCCTGTTATAACACAGTGGGACATGGGCAGAGTGGAACAGTGCGGCCTATTAAAGATTGACTTCCTTGGCCTTAGAAACCTTGGCGTGATTGACGAGTGCATTAAGTTGGTCAATAAAAATAGAGGCATATTAATAGACGTAGACAAGATACCCCTGGACGATTACAAGACGTATCAGGAACTTTGCAAAGGCAATGCAATAGGTGTTTTCCAACTTGAGTCAACTGGTATGCGCGAACTAATGGTGCAGTTGCAACCACAAGATGTCCAAGACATCATGGCCCTAATTTCATTGTATCGTCCAGGCCCAATGGGATCCGGCATGGACAAGTTATATATTTCTAGAAAGCATTCGAAGTCATCAATTCAATATGATCATCCTAATTTAGAAAAAGTATTAGGCCCTTCACTAGGAATCATGCTTTACCAGGAAGATGTTCTAGGGGTCGCTAGAGAACTAGCAGGGTTCAGCACAGCAGAAGCTGATGACTTAAGAAAAGTAATTGGTAAAAAATTGATGGACAAGATCGCATTGTTCAGAGGAGAGTTTGTCAAAGGCTGCATGGAGAAGTCAGATATATCTGAGGACAAAGCAAATAAAATATATTCTGATATCGAATATTTCGGTGGGTACGGGTTTAACAGAGCACACGCAGCAAGCTATGCGATGATTTCATACATAACTGCGTACCTTAAGGCAAACTATACAGCGGAATACATGGCTGCACTTTTATCTTCTGTTACTGGGAACAAGGATAAGCTGGCCTTGTATCTTTCTGACTGTAGAAAGCTTGGGATAAAAGTTTTGAGCCCTTCTATTAATAAGTCAGTAGAAGAGTTCACCGTAATCGATGAAGCAACAATCATCTTTGGGCTCTCTGCAATCAACGGCATTGGCTATGCAGTATCGGAGGCAATACTTTCCTCAAGAGATCAAGACAAGCCTTACACTTCGATGCATGACTTCTTGAGACGAACTGGTCCAGCGGTACTAAAGAAATCAACCATTGAACACCTAGCTAATGCTGGTGCTCTTGACGAATTAATCAGCGAAGTATATGACCAAGACTTCGGAAGACAAACCGAGCTTACTATTTTAGAAAAAGAAAAAGAAGAGCTAGGGATATATGTTTCCAAGAATCCAGTTGATGGTGTTTGGGATCTTCTTTCTAAGAATATAGATTATGAAATCATAGAAGTAGCAGATTTACAAGCCGGATCTAGAGTTAACTTGGGTGGAATCATTTCCTCGTCAAAGAAAATGATAACTAAAAAAGGCGCTAAGATGTATAAGTTTAATTTACAAGACATATCTTCTGACATTGAAGTTATAGTCTTTCCTAGAGAAGCAAAGAAGTTTGATGATGACTACTTCCAAAACGGTGACGTAGTTATGCTTACAGGAGCTGTGAACAAAGACGGAGATGAAGAAAACCTAATCAGTAAGATACTTTTAAACAGTTGTGAAAAATTAGATCTTTCAAACTTCTCTGGAGGAACACCTATCTATCTAGAAGTAGATTCTGATATAAGTGCAGAGACTTTAAAAAAGATGTATGCTATAATTAATGCAACAGATGGAGGCTCATATGTGTTTTTATCTTACAAAGAAAACGGAAAAACTTTGAGCTTTAAATTTAAAAAGAAAACTTCTATATCAGTTAAAGATAAATTGAACTCATTATTATCGGAGAAAGTATGACAACTGGAAACTTCTATAAGAATCCTTCGACTAAAGACTGTTGGGTGTATTGCTCTTCTTGTAGCAGATGCCAGGACAAGGGAAGATATACCAAGTGCAACAAGTGCAGTGGAAGATATGACCCTAACGGATGCATAGATACGGACAACGGTGATTTTTGTGATTGCAAGAATGGAATTCTCCGCTGGAAGACAAAGAACGGGAAAGTCTTAATGTCTAGATTTAAGGCAAATCCGTTTAAGGGAAATGTTAGATATGAAAAGAAGTCAGAAGATGAAAGAGACTGGGATTCATACCTAAAGGACATGAGAAACAAGATGGGTGATCCAAACTGGAACCCAGTTAGCATTTACGAGGATTAATATGTTAGGAAAAGAAAACGGTAGAATGTTATTAAACAATGTCAAACTGATTGAATACGATCAGGGTGGAGATACCCAGAGCTTCTTTTTGCAACTGGGAGTAGTTGGTTTTTATGCTACAGAAGAAGAGTTACATGATGTATATGGTTTATTGAATTACTATTTCAATATAGATTCGGTAAACAATACAGTTATTTCAGTAGATTAGGAGAGTTATGTCTTGGCCATATTTAGAAGATGATTTTATGGAAATCGGCCATACTGGCTGGAGATCATTTGGTGAGAATTTGTATAAAAATATTTACACTGGAGAAATAATAAACGAAAACGGTGTAGAATGTGATGAAGACGGAAAAGCGATATCTGAAGATGTCGATGGAGAATGATGAAATTACAATTAATAGAAGATATAGACCCACTACAAAAGTTAACACTAACAGATTTTAGCTATTCAAGAATAGACACATACGAAATGTGTCCATCAAAGTATTTCTTTTCTTACATAAAGAAAGAGCCAAGACAGTTTAACGCTCCAGCAATTCTTCGGAAATATAATCCACTCCGTATTGGAAGATAACGTTTCAGATGTTAACCCCATAGAACATAGTTCTTTAATTGAAAAATACGAAGAGCACAATAAGTTTTTCAACCCCAACAACCAGATTCCTCAAGTGCTGCTTGACGCTGGGGCAACTATATTAGATGACTTCTTTGACCTGTATGGTGGAACTACTTTTAATGTTCACAAAAAAGAGCTTGGGTTTAGCTTTGTTTTAGGAAACTATTCTATAAATGGATTTATAGATAGGGTAGATATCAATGGTGATACTGTAGAAATCGTCGACTACAAGACTGGTAAACGTGAGGTTGCAGCTAAAGACATACACAAGAACTTACAACTTGGTATATATGCATTGGCAGCATCAATGTTATTTCCGGGTAGTAAGATCAAGGCTTCTCTTCACTATCTAAGAACTGGAAGAATCAAATCTCACGAATACACAGAAGAAGATTTGGAATTTGCTAAGAGTTCTCTTATCGATAGAATCAATACGATAATGAATGACGTTAATTTTTCTCCAACAAAGAATGAAAGAGTCTGTTCTTTCTGTGACCACGCCCAGAGTGGAGCATGTGCTACTGGTGCTGTCAGACTGAGAAAGTTTAATAGGGCATAGTAAAAAGCCCCCTGGTTTCCCAGGGGGCTAATATCAATTAATGTATCTATTAGAACTGGATAACTGGGTTTTCGTCAGCTGAAAGAACCAAGTCAAAGTCAGACTCAAGAACAAACTTGACTGCTTCTTCCTGGCTTACACCAAAAGCGGTGAGTTCATTTACTGCAGAATCATTGATATTCTGGCTCATGCTGTTGAAAATTGTAGTTGTAATGGTCATTTTCTTTACTTTCTCCTGTTTTGCTTGTTTTTTTGTTAAATATAAAGTATAATATTTATTAGCGTTACCTTACAGCCGTAAAGGATATCAGATGAAGAACGTCGGTGCAAGCCCAGAGGATTATTTTTTTTCAAGGTCTCCTAAAAAAACACTGCCTAAATTTGGCAAGAAGAAAAAAGTAATTCCTACTGCCGCTGGCGATAAGAATACGAAGGGTAATGCTTACAGGCATACGAAGTCAGGTTTCAGAGAAGATCTAAACCTAAATATGAGATCTAATTGGGAAGCAAACATTGCAAGGATCTTCAGGGCTTATTCAATTGAATTTGAATTTGAACCAAAGGTTTTTTCATTTCCAATAAAAAGGGGAACTAAGGGATATATACCAGATTTTTACTTAACGGAAACCGAAGAGTGGTTTGAAGTAAAAGGATATCTGGATGACAAAAGCAAGATTAAAATCAAAAGGTTTAAAAAATATTATCCAGAAGAATTTAATAAACTTACCTTTGTCATAAGTAAATACTCATCGGACGCAATAAGATTTGCGGAAGAGTTGGGTATACCTCACGTAATTTTTTATGAAGACATACGAAGTGCTTACATGGACAAGCTTTCGATATGGGAAGGAAAGTAATGGCAAGTTTTAAAGAGCAATATTACAAGCTCGAAGAAGAAGAGATGCAGGCACTGATTGCAAAAGCTAAAGGTGGATCTGAAAAATCGCAAGAAGAATTACTCAAGGTGTTTAACAACTTCTTGAGCAAGTATGTTACCATGCTATACACACGGAAAGTATAGCTACAGTGACTACGATATAAGAAGGTTTATTTCCTTGTTTGTCAAAGACACATTCGTAAGATACGCGCTGATGAAGAACAAGCTTAATCAAGCAGGTTATAAGCATGTCAATGAATGCATTAGCCGGGATTCTTTACATGGTAAAAAGGTATTGTTCAGAAGAAGACATACAACAAACTGTAAGATTAACATTCTTTCAATGCATTAAAAGGTACGAGAAGAAGGATTCAGAAAAGGGTCCTATACCATTCAGCGCATTTTTGTATAGCTACTTTTTATATTTGTTAAAAAAGAATGTAGATACATTTTTAATTGATCAATTAGGAAGGAAATCATTTCCACTCCTGACCCAAGATGATATGTCTGGAGATGGAGATTCTGATGACAGTATCAAGGGTGGAGCTTATGTAGACACGATAGAGTATGCTACAATAGACCTGTTATTTGCATCTGATGTTGATGAGTTTTGGATTTCGGGGGAGGAAACAAACCCGCCATTTGATCAACTCACAGTGCAAGAAAGGCAACTGCTTAAGTGGAGATTTATAGATAACAAAAGATCTTCTGAGATAGCTATTAAGATAACTGAACATCCTAATACTGTAAGAGAACATCTATCTAAAATAAAAAGAAAAATACACGAAATCATATTGGAAGATGGCATGGACGATTACTTGTTCTTGACATCATTTAAGAAAGAAAAAGAAAAAGAAAAAGATGACTGAGTTAAATCATAAAAACCTTTTAATTAAATTATCAGATTTTTTAAATCCACAGTTAGAAGAACTTGTACTAACTTTTTCAGATCCTATAGCTCTAGAAAAGTACTATGTAGAAATACCAGATACAAACTACATTGATCTTACGCTGAATGATCTTGGGTCTTTAGTTGCTAGATCTTCAAATGTTTATGGGAGAGCTGCAAGATTTGCCGGCATTGCAAGAGCTCAATACAAGCTTCTTGAAGCCCAGTATAAGAGAGTTTATAAGGCGAATAGAATAGGGAAGAATGAAGCCGAACGAGAAGCGGCTGCAGCTGCAGCTGCGGATAACCAGTACACTGCGTTAGCAGCAGTTGAAGCAATCGTAGAATTGGCAGAGTCCATGGAGTTAGCGGCCAGAATATCTTCTGAGTCTTCTAGAAAACTTATGGATAAAGTACAAACAATGCAGGTAGCTTCTTCTAGAGAAGAAAAAGGATTTCTCTTAGAGAGAGATTTTTCTACATTTTAAGGACATCACATGTATATAGGTCATTATAAATCAGTTAATAAATCAAACGAATTATTTTCTTCTAAAAGAGATAAGTTAGATTTCCCAATGCAAATAGAGTACAAGGGAGATCTTTATCTTTTAACTACCACGCACATGGCTTCAAGTAAGAGTCAAGAAAATAATATAACAAGCATGGCAAAAAAACATAACATCCCCTTTAATATTAAGATTGATTAATGAATATAGAAGTATTTTGCGACGGAGCCTCAAGGGGACAAGGGCAAAAAAAGATGGGGGAAGCCGCCTGTGCTACAGTCGTGTATAAGAATAAAAAGAAGTTAGTCCAATTTGCAAGAGGACTTGGCGGAAGAACAAACAATGAGGCAGAATACGAGGCAGTAATAACTGGCCTTTTAATATGTATCATGTCTGATTTTATAGATCCGATAATCTATACCGACTCTGCAGTTGTAGCAAACCAAGTTAATAAAAAATGGAAGTGTAAAAACTTATCACTGTTACCGCTCCTCATGACCATTGAAGAAATAAGAGCAGAGTATAGATTTAGATTAGTACAAGTCCCAAGAAACCTAGTTTGGGAACCTGATCATTTGGCAAATGAATTTTTGGATCAACTTCAGATACGAAAAGAATCTGAACTGGATAAGTGATACAATATTATCTATGAGCAAATCGATAATCAAAAATGGTCAACCAATTATACTGGGCCTAGCTGGGAAAGCTGGTTCAGGAAAAACTACTGTAGCCGAGCAGATAGTCCCCAAAGGGTCTATTGAATCAACCCAGGGATCAATCAAGTGGGACCACATATTCTATGCGCTTCCATTATATGAAATGGCTTCGGTTAAAAAGAATATAATAGGCGTCAACGAACAATCAAGAAAGTTATATGCTATACATGATATCTTGTTTGACATATATGGTGGGTCAGCTATAGGCAACATTCCAAGCTATGAAGAATTTACCGAAAAGGTAAAACAAATACAAAGCTTGCCAATAGAGCCAGAAGGAATAAAGCCAAGAAAATTTCTTCAGAAAGCTGGAGACATATGCAGAGAGTTTGACGCTGACTGTTTTGCAAAGTGGGCAATCATAAAAGCAAATAGGATATATAGACAATACATAAAACAAAATGAAGAGTCTGATTTTGAATCAGACTTTGGTATAATCATTTCTGATGTCCGTTACCTAAATGAAGCAAAGAGTATATTGAAACAGCCGAATGGTTTTGTGATCGTATTTGATGCTGATGAAGATACATTAGATAACAGACTCATGAAAAGAGATGGTAAGCTAATGTCTGGTGATGAGTTGTCGCACTCATCAGAAAGCCAGATTAACGACATTAAAGAAGTGGCATCAATCGTGATGAAAACAGATTCAATGTCTATCGAAGATCAAGTCAAAGAAACAATCAACTTTATTAAATCAATGAAAGAAGTAACCTATGCCTAAGATAACTAAAAATGCATTCGAAGAGACCAATGGGTCACCAATAGATCAGGCTGTGTCAAATATGGCAGGTCAGATTTCCCTGTCAAGTAGCCCCATATTCATATGTGGAGTAAACAGAAAGATTAATATTGGCAACTTTGAAAACGTAGACGTTTATGCGGGCATCACTATCCCCCTTGATGGGATTGATCCTCTGGATAGAGAGGCTTTTTCTGAGGCTGTTAAAGATGCTGCAGCCTATGGTTTTTCCTTAGTTTCTAAAGAAACTGGAGAAAGATATACACTTATTAAAGAAGCCCAACAGAGCAAGTAATTGCGTTGTTGACTTGCAAGTGTACTATTATAAAGGTATAATATAAATCCAAATATTAAAACAGAGGTAAAAATGTTTAAGAAAATAGCAAATAAAATAAAGTCAGTACTTTTCAAGGCACAGAATATCAAAGCAGACAGTGCCATGGCTAAGGCACAGGCCAAGTTAATCGACCAATTTGCTGATCAAGCAGATGCTGTTGCTGACATTGCAGTGGAAGCCGCAGAAAACATTGTTAAAGACGCAAAGAAGGAAGTAGCTAAGGCCGTCAAAGATGCCTCAAAGGCAACAAAGAAGCCTTCCGCAAAAGCTCCTAAATCAGCAGGCGCAAAAAAGAGTAGCCCAAAAAAGACAACTAAGTAATTATTTTTAATTACTATGTCTTTAGCTAAATTTAGGAAAGTAACTAAAGGTGGGGTGTCACCCAAGAAACAATTGGGTGCACCACCAGATTTTAAACCTAAACAAAGTATTGAAACGAAAGATAAAAAATGACTAAAGATAGATTTAGTTTGACACGTATACTTTGGCTATTGATATTTAAGCTGCACGATATTGCAGAAAGTATAGATAGAAGGAAAGACAATGGTAATAAAAAGTAAGATCTACATAGCTGGTCCTAGGATGGGGCAAAATAATTCTATGTATGGCATTGAATTAGGTAAAGCGCCAAAGCCAGTTAAGTCTTCTAAAGTTAAGAAAAATAAAACAAGGAAGAAAAAGTAATGGCTAAAACTGCAGCTTGGCAACGTAAGGCAGGAAAAAACCCTGAAGGTGGATTAAATGCCAAAGGACGTGCGTCCTACAAAAAACAAACAGGTGGTACCCTTAAGCCACCAGTGTCAGCCAAACAGGCTGCCAAGTCACCAAAAGCTGCTGCCAGACGCAAATCATTCTGTGCCAGAATGAGTGGCATGAAGGGGCCAATGAAAGACTCCAAGGGCAGGCCAACACGCAAGGCCTTATCATTAAGAAAGTGGGACTGCTAATAATATGGCTACAAAAAAACAAGTTTGGGACAAACCAAGTCCAAAAGCAAAACCAAAAAAGCTTTCTTCAAAAGCTAAGTCAAAGGCAAAAGCTATGGCTAAGGCAGCAGGTCGACCATATCCTAATCTCATAGATAATATGAGAGCAGCAAGAAGTAAGAAAAAATAATTTATCATAACCAAATAGGAGAATATAATGGCAATGAAAAAAGCAGCAAAAAAGGCAGCAAAGAAGCCAATGAAGAAGTCGGGATCAGATATGGAAATGACACCAGCTCAGAAAAAGCTGCCACCATTTATACAGGCAGCAATGGCTAAGAAAAAGAAGAAAAAGTAATTTTAAATTATGTCAAAGTACCTGCAAAGCTCAACACCTCCTCCAAGCGAAGAGATAGTTAAGAAAGAACCGGCTGCAAAAAAAGCATCTAGTTCTAAAAAAGCTAGCAAAAAAACTAAAGAAAAATAAGTAAAGATAGTTTGATCCCCACCTTTAACGGGTGGGGATCTTTATGTTATAATGTATAATGAAATTTATTATAGATGGTTTTCCTAGACAGGCAAACACAACATTAATTAGATTAATAAAAAATGTATTTGGGAATGAAATAAGTAATGAATACCCTTCTCATGACTTGGAGTCAATTAAATCTGAGTTCGTTTTAGGCAGTAAAATTCTCTTTCCAACTAGGAATCCGCTAGACGCAATTGGATCATTTGTTGGAATGCAGATGATTAGATTCCCGGAAGAGCAACACCAACCAATGCTTGACCACACAATTAACCGAGCTTTAGACAGTTTAAGGTTATTTCAAGAATATATTATAGAAAATATAAACAAAGTACATATAATTAAATTTGAAGATATTATTAAAATGTCTGAAGATTATAAAAATCAAAATATTATAAATAATAGAGTTATAAATAAGTTATCAAAGGAATATACTTTAATTCCAACTCAAATAAACAACCAACTTTTTGATAGTCTTTCTGAGTATTCAAGTACAAAGAATCCTGAAGTCGGGCAGGAAATATTGGGTGTAAGATTCAAAGAAAAATTCGATTTAATACTAAAAAATTATAATTATTTGGTAAATAAAAGCTACTAATATATGAGACCTTATAACAGATAGGAAATGACTATGAGCAAAGTTGCATGGGATTATATTGTTCCCGTTAAGTTGCCAGCAGACCTAAAAGGAATTGAACCAGGAAAACTCCCAGCTCATTTACTCCGCCCAATTGAAGCTGGCGGAAAGATGCACTGGCTTGCAGCAGCAGCCTACAATGCAATGGATGAAGCTGCAAAAGCAGAGGGCATAGAACTCAAGCCCACTTCAGCAGGTGACACATACCGTAGCTATGAGAGCCAGCTCGCCGGTTTTAAACAAAGATATCAACTTGAACCAGTAGTTGGGACAAGCACAAAATCTTTTGAAGGAAAGACTTGGTACCTCAAGAAAGGTATGGCCATGTTGGCTACTCCCGGTAAGAGCCAGCATAATTTGGGATTGGCTGTTGATATTGCCAATGCATCAGAGGCAAAGCGTCTTAATTGGATGATCGCCAATGTAAAGAAGTTTGGTTTTTCTTGGGAGGTTGTACCTTCTGAGCCATGGCATCTTCGATATGTTAATGGCGACACCCCTCCTCCAGCAGTTGCAGAATGGATGGAGAAGAATAACTGGGCAAAGCCAGCAGGCGCCCCAGCACCGGCACCAGCAGCCTCCGGTAGCGGAGATATACAAAAGCTCCAAGAAGCACTCAAGGCAAAGGGATTTTACAAAGGTGAAATCAACGGCCAAAAAGATGCAGCAACAGATGCGGCAGTAAAAGCTTTTAAAGTAGCAAATAAGTTAGCAGCTGATTCAGTTGTAGGTCCAAAGGTAAAAGAATTGCTTGACCTCTAATGGAAATTGTTTGGGCAGCTGCTGTAACTGGAGCATTCAGTGTGCTCGCTTTGCTTATCGAAAAAGGTAGACGAGAAAACACTAGAGATCATGGCTTTGTCAAAGAGCGCCTTGATGCCCTCAAAGACAGTATTGCCGATGTTGATGCAGACATATCTGTTCTTGAACATAAGATAGATACACACATCAACGACCATGCACAAGTTTCTATGATTGATTTTAGACCAAATAGAAAGCAAAAGGAAGCAGTGAATGGCCGCAAAAAAAGATAAGAAGTGGATTCAAGGTGCGATCAAAAGACCTGGCGCCTTTACTGCTAAGGCAAAGAAAGCAGGCAAGTCTGTGCCTGCAATGGCTGCCGCTGTCACAAAGAATCCAGATAAGTATAGCCCGTTAACTGTCAAGCAAGCAAACCTTGCAAAGACACTAAGAAAAATCAATAGGAAAAAGAAATAATTATGAATTGCACAAATAGAAATCATCACGTTTCAAACGAAGAAGCTTGCGTATCACACGAACAGCATAACCAACATAAGCACCAGGAAGAAAAAAGAGATAACCATTCAAATACTCACTACCACATCAATAAAATGGCAGTAAAGGGTTGGTTTTTAAACTGTGTTTATCTTAGCCTTCATGCGGTAGAAATATATCTCATCATCAAGTTAGTGTGATAAATAACTAATCTTATAGTGGTATACTGTATATATGTTTGAATTCGGAAAAATATACACAGATAAATCTTACCAACAAATTTGGGATGAG